CATCTGCGGGCGCAGGTAGTAGCGCACCGTGGCGCCGGTCATCGGCTTCTTGCCTGACGACAGCACATCCTGCGGGGATGCCGCATTGTCCCACATCTTCTTGGCCTCGTACTCGAGCTTCTCGAGGTCCGGGTTCTTAATCTCCCACCGCCGGCACCAGTCGATCCACGCCTGCCGCGCCCGCTCCTCGTACTGCGTGCCGCAATACTCGAAGTGCAGCGCGTGCCCGATCGCCAGCCACGCCTCGCGATCATCGATCTGGTTGGGCGCCGCGCGCACGACCTCGATCAGCTTGCCGTCATCCGATCCGCGCTTGGCAGACAGCAGCGCCGCAACCATCGGATCGACCTCGACCTGCACCTTGGTGGGGAACCAGTCAGGCAGCAGCGCCGGCGGCTCGTCGTTGCCCCATTCATACGCGCCGTTCTCGAAGCGCGACGGCGGCAGCACCACCACGCCGCGGTGCTTGATGTCGACCGCCTCGTAGCCGCCGAACTTGCCCGGGAAGCGCAGGCCGCTGTCCTCAAAATAGTGATGCTCGCCGCCCGATGCGGAGCGCACCAGCATGGTGGGCTCGACCACCCGATCCCAGTTGCATTCTGGCTTGTATGTATCGAGGTCGAGCACGACCAGACCGTTGGTCTCTGGGCACATGCCGATGTTGTCGCTCGGGTGCTTCGACCACCACCGCTCGACCTCTTCGGCGGTCATCTTCTTCTCGAGGTAGCCCTTGATCGCCGGGATCTTGGTGCCTGCCCGGCACGGAAAGATCCAGAAACCATCCTCTGCCAGCTGTATTGCGGCCTGTTTCAATTCACTCATTTTCCACTCCATCTGGTGTTGACGGAAGGATCAGGCACGAGATATGGTGGTAACGCTGATTACCGCCGGGAGTGCTCGTGCAAGGAACCTCCCTGAAGTGGCCCCACCGCTCACCCGGTGGGGCCTTTTTTCTTGGACCTCCAGCATAGGCGTGGCACCATGCTCCGGTCAATCCAGCATTTTTCCTCTTGTCAGGTGCTGATCAGCATCTTATATCTGATGCACCACACAGGAGACCACACCATGCGCTTCAAGATGTACAAGACCTTCCACGGCGGCACCGACATGATCAGCCTCGACAATGCCTATGTCGAGATCCGCGAGCTGGGCCACAACTTTGCCATCGCGCTGGCTGAGCGCGGGCACGACACCAAGGAGAGCGACCTGATGAGCGGGCTCGCCGCCTACCACATGCTCAAGCTCGAGGGCGAGAACCCGCGCCTCGACGCCGCGCACAAGCTGGTCATGCGCGACATCACCGACATCATGTTCGAGCGCGCCCGTGCTGCCGCCGGAGCTTGAGGCAGAGCTGGCAAGGCTGGGGGTCAAGCGACCCCCGCCACCGCCCAAGCCGCAAACGCAATACCCGAAACCATGGCGGCCCGCCTACCCGGGCGAAGACCCGCCCTTCTGAGGAGATCCAGATGTTCACTGCAGCCACCTGCCTTGCGATGGCGCTGTACTACGAAGCCCGCGGCGAAGGGCCCGAGGGCATGCTCGCTGTCGCCGAGGTCGTCATCAACCGCGTCCAGCACCCCGACTTCCCCGGCACCGTGTGCGAGGTCATCAAGGAAGATCGCGGCCCGGAGGCGTACGACTGCCAGTTCTCGTTCTACTGCGACGGCAGGCCCGAGCGCCCGACAGATCTGGTCGCGTGGTCGACCGCCCGCGACATCGCTCATCAGGCGCTGGCCGGCGAGGTGCTGGGTCACGGCGCGACCTACTACCACGCCACCAGCGTTCGCCCGTTCTGGGCTGACATCTTCACGCCGATCGGGCAGATTGGCGACCACATCTTCTACATTGACGAGACGCGCTGCGTGCTGCCGTTCTGCTCGCCGCGCCCCACACCCAAACCGGAGGGCCTGATCAATGGCTGAACTACGCAAACTGACTGGGCCGTTTGATCTGTGGGCGCGCGACGCCATGCCCGGGTCCAAGGTCATCTACCACACCGGAGAGTACGCCGGTGGCCCAGTGTGCAGACAGGCGATGGCGCTGTGCGACGCCGGCGTGCTGACGCTGGTGCGCAAGCGGGCCGACAAGCCCAAGCAGTTTCACTACATCGCTGTGAGGACAAAGGGAAATGGGCGTAAAGGATAAGATCATGGCGCACCTGCGCGACATCAAGATCGCGGCGCGCACCGTCGAAATCGCACAGGCGGTCGGCGAGGACGAGCGGACGGTGCAGGACGCTCTGCTCGAGCTCGATGATGCCGACATGGTCATCATGCGCAACGGCTGGTATTTCGTCAGCGCCAAAGGGATGCAGGCATGACAGATCACGACCTTGTGAGCAAACAGCAAGCGCAGATCGAGAAGCTCACGGCGCTGCGCACGCGCCTTGAAAGCAAGCTCGACAAGCAGCGCAATGAGCTGGCCCGCCTGCATCAGGAGGTCGCGCGCCTCAAGCGCGAAAAGATGGATCTGGTCGTCGAGCTGCGCGCCGCCAAAGGACGCTTGACGCCGACCTGATCAGCATCATATGATGCGACCTGTACCCCACTTGGGTGCCGTATGACGTAGCGAAGTAGGACACACCACATGGAACTTCTCCCCCACCAGATTAAGGACGCCAAGTTTCTGGCGTCACGCAAGATCGCCGGATGCTTCAATGGCATGGGCACCGGCAAGACCCTTACCGCCCTGCAGGCCACCATCGAGGCCGAAGTGCTGCGCGCCGTGATCATCGGCCCGCCCATCTCGCTCCGCATGTGGGCGCAGGAGGCCGCCAACTGGACCGGCGCCAAGGTGCAGATCCTTGCCAAAGGCTCGACCCCGATCGACCGCGACCCAGAGGTCGAGATTTTGATCTGCTCGTACGAGATCGCGACCAAGCGCCAGCATGAGCTGATGGCGTGGGCTCGCGAGCCGCTGAACGGCATGCGTACCGCGCTGATCTGCGACGAGAGCCATGCGCTCAAGAGCACCAAGGCCAAGCGCACCAAGGCGATCCTCGGTCGCGGCGGCATGTGCGAGGCCTTCGAGCACACATGGCTGCTCACCGGCTCGCCCATGACCCGCTGGGCTGACGACCTGATCCCCTTCCTGTTCCGGGCTGCGCCGCAGGAGATCAAGAAGAAGATCGGCGCGCTGAACATCGACCGCTTCAATCTGCGGTACTGCATCGTGCAGGAGCGCAAGTTCCCCGGTGCCTACCGCCCGGTGAAAATGACAGTCGGGTCGCGCAACCTCGACGAGCTTGGAGCTATTCTCGCGACGTGCGCGACCCGCCGCACGCTGGACGACGTGTGGGAGAGCATGCCCTCCCTCACACATACCAGATTGGCGGTCGAAGTGTCGGGTGTCGCCGCGATAAATCGTGCGATCGAGAAGATGACGATGGCCCAGATCGAGGACGCGATCGCGCAGAACGACGAGAACCTAGCCACCATGCGTCGCGAGCTCGGCCTGTCCATGATCCCCGAGGCCGCCGACTTCATCTGGCAGCGCGCCGATGCCGAGCAAGGCGCGATCCTTGTGGGCGCATGGCACCGGGAGGTCATCGACGGGCTGGTCGAGGAGCTGACCAAGAAAAAGCTGCGCGTCGCCAAGCTCGACGGGCGCACGCCTGCCGCCCGGAAGACCGAGCTGCAGCGCCAGTTTAACGAGGGCGAGCTCGACGTTCTGGTCGGGCAGATCGCCGCCATGGGCGTCAGCCTCAACCTGCAGAAGGGCGGCAACGCCATTGTCGTGGTCGAGGAAGACTGGTCGCCCAGCGTCATGGACCAGTTCTATGCGCGCCTGCATCGCATGGGTCAGGGCAAGCCCGTGCACGTCGACACGCTCTACGTCGACAACAAGCTCGCCAAGGCGGTGCATGCCATCTCGGTGGCCAAGCGCCGCGCCCACACCGCAACATCAACAGCCCATCAGGAGGCAGCACAATGACGACCGTTCAGGAATACGAAGACGAGATCGCGCGCCTGCGCGCCGAGATCGACAACCTGCAGGCCCCACGGCCTGCACCCACCATCATCGAGATCATCGGGCCGGAGGCGTTCGAGCGGATGGTCGAGCTCTATCCGTCGTTCCGCGAGAGCGGCACGCCCACCAACCCGACCGACGCCGCGTCCGAGGTGCTGTGGTCCTGCATCCGCATGATGGGCCGCATGGAGAAACAGCACGCGCCAACCCAGCAGCGGCTGATGGAGGCGCTGGCAGATTACGGTGACGTCTGCGCCAAGTACGAGCGCGCCACCAGCGCATTGGCAGAGTACGCCATGCGCGCAGTCGAGGAGTACGACGCATGATCAAGGATCTGGTGTTGCACGGCGCGCAGGCGCTGGATGACGACGAGAGCTTCGGCATTGATCGCTCGAAGTACATGAACGCATCGACCGCTGACAGCTGCATCCGCAAGCAGTGGTTCGAGCGCCACCTGCCGCCTGTCGAGCAGGACTGGGGCTTTGCCCGCCGCGGCAAACAGGGCGAGCTCTACCTCGTCGACTGCCTTCTGGCGTCGGGCGCCGAGCTGGCCTACTGCGGCG